CAAGAGGTTGTAGTGCCAGTTATTTTGACTAGAATAGCTAGTATGGCAGCATTTATGTTTAGGAGAAGTTAATGATAAAGAAGATAGGTTCTTGGATTGTTACAGCAATTAAAGAAACTCTCAACCTTAGCTGGACATTAGTAGGTTTAGTTATTGCAACGCTTACCCTTACGGGTACAGCACAGCAAGTAACTGGGTTAGCTACTGTTACTACACTAGCTATATGGCTGTTAACTATTAGTTTTAGAAAAGGAGATTAACATGGACTGTTGTGGCAATGGCTGTTGTGGAGGTAAGTAAATGAAGTTACAAGTTGTGAGACACCAATTTGGAAAAGATGCGACCAATGGAATGTTATTTATTGATGGTATCTTTGAATGTTATACACTAGAAGACCAGTATCAAGCAGTTAAAGTTATGCACGAGACCTGTATCCCTGAGGGTACATATGATATAAAGTTTAGAAAGACTGGTGGATTCCACGCTAAGTACACAGAGAGATACAAGAACGCACATTATGGTATGTTACACGTACAAGATGTACCTAATTTTACTTTTATACTGATACACACTGGCAACACCGATGAGCATACCTCGGGCTGTCTTATTGTCGGAGAAAGTCAACAAGATTTAGACGTCTCTAAAGATGGGTTTATCGGTTCGAGTGCGGTAGCGTACAAGAAAATGTATGCGAAAGTTGCTAATCAATTGTTACAGGGTAAAGAAGTTTCCATTGAATATACCACTATAGACAAACTACTTAACGCAGAAAAACCTACAGATGTTCAAGATAAATTACAAGAGATTAGTGGAGAGATACAAATTCTTAACGCTAAGCTAGATAAGAGGAGCATAATATAATGTTTGAAAAGTTAAAAAGAAGTCGTAATTCTGATGGTACGTTCAAGACGGACGTAGTGTGGACGCCATGGAATGAAGCATGGGAGTATACAATGAGCCAAGAATACAAAGACGTTCTTAGTAAAACTGTATGGACTTTTGTTGAAGCGTTTATATCAGCATTAACAGTAGCACCACTTGTTGGTGTTGACGCTAATGCAGTACAACTCGCCGCCTTATCAGGTGGAGCAGCAGCTTTGGTTGTTGTGAAAGAGTTCGCTAAGAAACAAGTTGGTCCAAAACCAGTAAAACCAAGTAAGTAATTTAAACAGCAAAGCCGAGGGTGTTATCCTTTCTACCTCGGCTTCTGCTATTTTTAATTAAAAGGGAGCTACGCCCTCTTCGATATCATCTAGGTCTTTTGCTTTAGGCATCTCAGGCATAAACCATTCTTCAGGTGCTTTCTTATCGTTAGCAAATGAATCAATGTAATATATTCTAGGATTACCATTGTCACACTCTTGGTTCTTACACTTCCAATCAGGATACGTAGCTTTAATCTTTCCATTAGCTTTATCTAATCTGTTATCCCACAGCTCACTATTACAAGATAAGCACTTAGGCTCTATAGTTCCTTTAGTTACTATTGTAATTGTCTCTACTGGTGCATCAACTTTAGGAGACGGAGCAGAGGAAGGAGTGTTCACAACCTCTGCTTTTTTAGTCTCCCGATTAGTCGTTGGCTTTACTTCTACGTTTTCTGCATAGTGATGTTCTTCAGATACACCACCTGTCCATAACTCAAGTCCGATTCCGAGCCTCATGCAACATCTTTTAATGCCATCAGACACAGCTAACTTAAGTAGCTCACTTTCTGTTATGTTTCTATTGACTGCATTGACATCAACATCTCCTACTTCTTCTATAGTTTGGTCTGTTGATTTGATGTACAGTCTGCACTTCGCACCTATAATACTATTGTCAGCACCTCTAACTACCTCATATGTGTAGTCATATCCACCAGGAATTACATCAACTAATCTTTGTGTGTATAAATGATGGGGTACATAATCCCCGTACTTACCCTGGGGGGCTTTCTTAACAACTTCCTTTGGGAAATTTTTCGTTAACTTTTTCTGTGTTTCTTTATCCATGAACACTCCTTTCTAATCGTTTGTATATGTTATACGTTGTCTTGTTTTAATGGTATATCTGTCAATTTAAATTGTGCTTTGCGAAAAAGTTGGCATAAGCTGTTAAGACAAACTAACTCTGCTAGCTTAACAAACAATGCTCTCCCGCAATACATACAAATGTGTGACATATTTACTCCTCTAGTTGTACTAGATACTCTGCAGTAACTCCTTTATCAGGTTTGACAAACAACGTAAACTGACATGGTCTACCCATGCTAGCTAACTGTTCTTGTGCGTAACTGTTGTAGCTCTCAGTAGAACCATTAACCCATACACGTACATCATTAATGTATAGTGATGTTGGTGTGTGGTAATGTCCTGCTACTGCGTGTGTAAAGTCTTCCATCAAGCCATTTGCTGCAAGAGCTTTCCAACCTAGTATTTTTTTATTGTATCCGTAAAAAGGTACACCCATTGAGCCACGTATGTTATCTCCATGGAAACAAAAGAACTTAGCTTTTTCTCCTAGATTTGCTACTGTGTACCAATGATTGTCAACGCCTTCGGGGATGTTAAACTTAATGCGTTTCTCTCCCGCGAACATTGTGTCTAATATTTTACCTAACATTCTATCAGCATTTGTCTCAGGGTTATAATCTCTGCGTGAACGACCACCCAAAGCCCCGTGATTACCTATAACCCAGTATACTTCTACTTCTTTAAAGTTCTCTAATAGTATAGAAAAGAAAGTGTGCATGATTCTAGGACCATCTACAGTTACCTGTCTATATAAAGAACTGTCAATTAAATGTGACTGTCCTGGAAATATAAGCTCTCCCTCAACAATATCCCCCAATGCAAGCACCACACATTTATCTACAGTTGCGTTAGCTCTTTGTATTTCTGCTAACTTAACTATCTTTTCTGCGTAGAGCTTAACTCTTTTCTCAGCTACATTAGTGTCGTAGTCTGGGGTTCTCTTTGCGAGTTGAATATCTGATATCAATGGGACACAGATTTGCTCATCTTTTTTTGTGGATTTTTTTATCGTTGGTTTATTTATATCGGGAAAGTCTAAAGTCCTCATACCATCTCTAGCCCCTTGATATACAGCCTCAACCATATCAGCTTTCTTGTCTTTTAGTTTGTCTATTTGCTTTAATAGTCGGGTGTTAGTATCTTTAAGGTCTTTAATCTTAGAGCTTTCAGCCTCAGCTATAAGCCCTAAGAGTTCTTGGTCATTAGATATTTTTTTCTTCATGGCGTTTCTCCATGTTTGCTAACCAGATACGGACACGTGAACGTGATACTTCAAAATTAAATTCTCTTTCTAGTATCTCACATACAACCCTAGCGTTAGCTTTGACGCCGTGATTTTCTACCCTGTCCGATAGTGTTTCTATAAAAGGTACTGCGTCTTTTGGTATTCTTTCAAACCATTGGACACCCCCTGATTTAGTTTTTGCAGTTGCTTCATTCAATAAGAATTGGACATCTGCCTTTCCTGTTTTGTTTGTATTATTACTCATGGGTAAAGCATAACATGGTTGTGATATAGTTGCAAGGATATATGAATATATGTGTACGCATATGCGTAGTGAAATAAAAAAAAAGGTGGCTAAACCGAAGTCTAACCACCTAATTTATTAGTACGGCAATAGGTAAGAGAGTTACCTATTACTTAAGGGATAGCTGTTTAGCTACCTTCAATACCATGTTCCTTTCCTCTATAGGAATAATATTATTCTTACGCATAAAACGAGCAATCTCATCTCGTTTATAATTATCAAGGTAATCGTTTTTACCATTCTCATCTACACCAAATACCATTTGGTCGGACACCCATATTCTAGGCTCGGGTTGTTCTGCTAACCAACGTAAACCCTCTAGGTCAACAGAGTTAGCACCCCAATTAGTCAATTCCTCCAGAGCTTCGTTGCTTATCCTACCATTCTGAGCTATGATTTGTATCTGTCCATCATAACCATTAATCTTTCTGTTGTAGCCTACGTACCCTGCAACATTAGACGCTGGTAATAGTTCAACAATTTCTCTGATGTCCTCTTTGTATAGCCCCATAGAGCCAGAACAATCAATCATCAAAGAGCCACCTGCAACAGTAGTTCTTCTAGTAAAAACTTTTCTGTCACTAGCCATTCTGTGCATACGTCTAGGTACAACACCTCTATCAGAGCTTGATTTTCTAAGCTCTCTAATAGCTTTGTCAACCCTTTCGTCTGGTTTGAATGGTTTTATCTTGGCTTTACCATGAACACCATTTGCAATGTCACTCTCGAAACGCACCATATGTTTATGTCTATAGCTAGAATGTTCTATGATTTCTTGAGCTAACTCATCACTAATGTTCTTGGGTAGAACTAGCATGTCGTTCTCGCCATTAGGTTTACTTTTGTTCTCTTTACTAGGCAAACCAACAGCATAACTACTCCTGTTCCGTGCTTCTTTATCTTGTAACATCCTACGTATTTTGTTTACCCGATAACGAACTTTAGTATCAGAGAGTTTTATCCGTACCCATTTAGTACGTGTACGATTGTCCTCAGTCTTATACTCTTGCCAAGCACCCGTATCGGTAGACATTGTCCAGAACACATAGTTCTGAGTGTCTCCAATTATGTTCCATGCTGTATAAAAAGCATTCATAATTACTTGAGTGTCTTGTTCAATAATATGTTGTGGGGTTTTAAAGTCCACTTGTTGTCGAACAGCACTCTCAATAACAGTCTGTACTCTATGTCTATCGAGGTCTTGCATGCTACCACAAGCCCACGTTTCTATTACATCTTTCATAAAAGCAGGTACGTCATTGTCCTCATAAAGTTTATTTATTAACCTTATAAGATTAGTGATAACATTATCTACATTTAATACAGGTACATTAGGTGCACCATATAACTCATGAAAAGTTACCTCTTCTTTAGTAGCAGTTTCGTTCTCTACTTTTTTAGATATGTTATTACTAAATGAATAAGCAATGGATTTATTACCCCTCCAATCACTAGATTTTTGGTCTCCATACATATCTCGAAGTACGTTATTTTTTCTTAACTGAGCTATCTTAAGAGCGTACAACAGCTGAGCTGAATAATTTAAAAGACTTTTGTCTTTAAAATTCATATCATAGAATAACTTAACTCGCCATACTGCACCTCTAATAAGCACTTGTTTACTCTGCTCTGATTTCACAACGAGATAGTTCGGCACGTTAATATCATGCCGTCTATCTTGTATGTGTGGGGTAGGCGTGTACTTTACTTTGAACTCTCTAACCTTATCCCCTATCAGAGCTAGGTTAGGTAGAATAAAAGGTAAGCCCTTAGCCTTAACAGAGACTTGCTTTGCAAACAAGTTATTCATCAGATATTCCCAATGCTTCGTTTACTGCATAGCTATCGGACTTGAACACCACCTTAACAGCGTCAACTGTCTCAACACCACTATCCATTAGTTCTTGCAGAGCTTTCCATTTACGAATAGAAAATCCTGCACTATCAGTTTGGTCTTGATATACAGAGGCAAGTTTCTTTTGTAAAGTATCCAACGCTTGTGGGTGGACTTCATCAATCTCGAACTGTACAGGGAACCTGTCTGCTAGTGCCTCACTCAAATCCTCAGGCTCACCATTCATGGTAGCCACGACTTGAAAGTTCTCAGCAGGACGTACTTCCTCTTTATCCTTGTTCGGTAGTGTGAACTTGGCAAACTGTGGGTCATCTAATAGAGCATGAAGAAACGTCATCACGTCTATACCAGCTTTGTCAATCTCATTGATAACTAACCTAGCACCCTCTTTCCAAGCCTTAACACCGATACCATCTAACCATTCAAAACCTCCTTCATCAGTAGCTATGTAATGTCCCATAAGTTCACTAGCCGTACTATCTGCTGAAAGTGTTATCGCATATGTTGGTTGGTCTTTCTTTAATCCAAGTGAATTTGCTTGATATGTTTTACCTGTTCCTGGTATACCATAGAGCAAAATTCTTGGTGTATGAGGAATTACTCTTGCAAGTAAATCCCAATTACTATTACTCATCTTTATCGTCTCCTTCTCTCTTTAAGAGATTTTCTATCTCACTTATAAAGGTATCTGTCATACCTTGTTTATCTACTCTGTCCCATACATTCAACCAATCCTTTCGGTTAGTTGCTGTTTCTACCCAACGAACATCAGGTATATTAGGAAGTATTTCTATCGCTTCCAATGGAACATCAACTGCAACTGTGGTGTACTCTTTCTCTAAGGGCATACCATCTCTGCGTTTGACAATCACTTCAAACATAAGTCTTACGTGAGTGTCTGTTACTACACCTTGCTTGTGATAATGGGGCATAGCCATCATTAACACACAAGGAAATCTATCATCTGCTACAATATCAATTTCGCTATCCATAGTTTCATCTAAGAAACTTGGCTCGATTTGTCTGTTGTAGTCGTTGTCTATTGCTAGACCATTAAGATATTTCAGTATGTCTATTGTTATAGCACAGTTTTTAAGCCGTTCACTAAACTCAACAATGTCCGAAGTATCTCCTTCAATACCACTAGGCATTATTTCTCCTTTCCTACACAACAGTTACAAAACTCTACGTCACTAGAATTAATTGTGTCCATTGTATTATCCTCTTTTGCTATCTGTTCATCTACGCAGTTACCACACAAGGCATAGCCTAGATGTACCCAGATACTTTTAGGTTGGTTTGCTAAGTCAACCACTTCTATTGCTACATTACAGAAGTCACATACCCACAAGTCGTCTGGAATATTTGTGTCTATTAACGTGTCAAACACAAAGTCATCTCGTCCATACTTGTCAAAGTATGCAGTTCTCTCTGCTCTGTCTTTTCTCCTATGCAATATAGGATTTGATATGATAGTATTTTCAGCCATCATTCTCCTCTCCGAAAGGAGATACAGTATACATTCTTGGCGAATGAGCAGTAAGTTTGAACTCAGCATTGTTATCTGCTAAAGATACAATCTTATCTACCTCATCTACTGCGTCCTCTTTTGATACGTCACTATCAAAGTAGAAATCAACAGTCAATATATTCTCATCTCTTTTCATATTCTTATCTACGTATTCATATATTTCACTCACAACAATCACACCCTTTGTCCATGACTTGCATGTTTATTTGCTCATGTAATGTAAAAGCACCAACATGTTCGTTGTGTCTAACACAACCAATAAGTAATTGATTGTCTATATTAATTCCTATCTCTAAACTAATATATTCTCGTGGTGCTACATCTAAGCCATCTCTATCTATTTCCTCTATACACTCCTTACAATGTATGTAGGCAATAATTTCATTTGATGTAACTTTCTCACTCATCACTTTACGCACTCCTTCCTATGTACTTTCTTAATCCAATAGTCAGCACTCAACGTTATGTTGGGGTCTGCTATTATGTCATCTATATTTACTGTGGCTTTGTTTACTTCCTTACCACACTTTTTACATACCATTACTCTTTATCTTGTAACAAAATCTTGAACAAATCTGTGTGTCCAGATATTTGTTTCTGTAATAGTTCAGTTGCTTCTGTCAACTTCTCTATCATTTCTAATATTTTTTCATCAGCCATTATTTTTTCTCCAATTCTGT